TATTTGCGATGACGGAGTTAATGCTTACTGGGTAACTAATAAAACACAAGGTGGCAATCAACGTCTTACTATGTTTAAGAAGCCATTAAGTGGTGACTCAACTACTGGTTCATCTAATCCATCCGCATCTGGTGACGTTACTCAAATGTTCCAAAGCGGTAACATAGAAATTCAGTACGCCACTATGGAGTTTATCAAAGACCGAATAATTTTATGCGTCAACAACTCTGTATATGAATTATCTACAGTTGCAACAGCGCTTCCTACTGCCGTCTTTACTAACCCAAATACTAATTATCATTATACAAGCGTATCGGCTTCTGGCCCTGCTATCTATACCGCTGGACATTCAGGCATCTATTCGACTATTCAAAAGTACACGTTGTCAACTGCTGGTGTTATGCCAACATTAACATCTGCTGTAGTTGCTGCAGAATTACCTGCTGGTGAATACGTCGAAAAACTTTATTACTATGTCGGTTACATGATGATTGGAACCAACAAAGGTGTCCGCGCTGCTGAGATTAATGACCAGGATGGTTCGCTCAAATACGGACCGCTTATTGTTGAAACATCCCAGCCAGTCTATGACTTTGCTGGACGAGACAGATTTATCTGGGCTGCTGCAGGAATTGGTTCTGTAGATGGTGGACTTATCCGTTTTGACCTAGGTACAGAGATTGATACCCTTCGATTTGCTTATGCAAACGATTTACAGATTGCGCAAACAACAGAACACTACACAACTGGTGTTGCATTTCTCGGGGCAACTAATCGACTCGCCTTTACAACTGCCTATAATGTAACTGCTGGTGCAATATATCTTGAATCCGCATCAACCTTGGTAACCAATGGGTACATCCAAACAGGTAACATTCGTTACAACACACTTGAAAAGAAAAACTTTAAGCGCCTATTAGGTCGCGGTAACTTTACCTATGGTTCTATGTCACTCAATACTGTTGATGAGGCTGGGACAGTATATGATGTAATCTCCTACGATGCATCGGTCGGTGCTCCAGAGGTAACAACATCATCTCCTTCTGCTGCGCAAGAATATCTTGCATACAAGTTTATTATGTACAGAGATGGAACAGATTCAACCAAGGGTCCACAGTTCAAAGGTTATCAGGCGAGGGCTACAATTGCTACTCCACGTCAGCGTGTAGTGCAGTTCCCAGTCTACTGCTATGATATTGAAACAGACCGATACAACGTACTTCTAGGATACGAAGGTAGAGCGTTCGATAAGATTCGCCTACTTGAGGATATCGAAGGTACGGGGGACGTAGTAACATGGCAAGACCTAACAACTGGCGAATCTCGTCAGGCTGTTATTGAACAAGTAACGTTCACCCGTTTAACCCCACCAGACAAGCGTTTCGACGGCTTTGGTGGCGTCCTTCAAATCACTATCCGTACCGTATAACTCTTAGGAGCGCAATCAATGACCGCAGCAAACTGGGCTGGACTAATCGTATCTGTAATCGCAATCGTATCGGCATTTGCTGGTTCAGTAAGATGGTTAGTTAAGCATTACCTCAGTGAACTTAAGCCCAACTCTGGCTCAAGCCTCAAAGATTCGGTCATTAGGTTAGAAGAAAAAGTAGAAATCCTTTACCAGATAATGATTCAAAGAGAGAAGTGATGAATGAAACCTGTAGTCAAGAAAGCCACACCTGCTGCAATTGCTGTTCTGCGCCAAGCGACGGCATTGAAGCCTTTGCGAAAGAAGATAAGCGATGGGTTGCTCCCTTCTGCTGCCCACCAAAAACAGAGTCCTGATTCAGACCATAATACAGGATACGCAGTAGACTTAACACATGACCCAAAGAATGGCATTAACTGCGTAGAAATCTTCCAGAAGTTAAAAGAAGATGAACGAGTTAAGTATTTAATTTTCCAGGGTAAAATCTGGTCACGTGAGCGTTCAAGAGAAGGCGACCGTGAGTACAATGGTTCTAACAAGCACAATAGACATCTTCATATTTCTATCAATGAAGATAAGGGACGGGACACTAGCCCTTGGTTCTGGTGGATGAATGCACCTAAGCCTATCAATCAGGTAGTTGCATCTTTATCCACTTTGCCAGCCAAGAAGGCTTACAAAACCCAAGTTTGTACCTGTTGCAAGTTGCACGGTGCAAAGTAGTAACCTACCCCTAGGAGTATAAACATGGAACAATTCAAGCAAATCGCACTATCATGGTTTCGCGCAGCAGCAGCCGCTAGCGTAGCGCTTTTCCTTGCTGGTGAGACAGACCTAAAGACACTATCAATGGCAGCCCTTGCAGGCGCTGCTGGTCCTATCCTCAAGTGGCTAGATTCATCTGCTACAGAGTTCGGACGTAGTGCTCAAGAATAGCCATTAAACGCCTTAGAAGGCTGTTTTAAGACAAGAAACCCCCCTACCTTAGTGATTATACTAGGGTAAGGGGGTCTTTTGTCGTTTCTAAAGGGTTACTTTTGGTGCTCTTCCTCTAGTTGCTCGAGCCAATCGGTGTACTGCTTGCCTCGGATGCGAGCCTTTACTTCATAGTAGAGTGCTTCGAGGACATAGAATACGGTGATACCTGTAAGTGAAGCCAATGCTACTTCTAGAAAATTTGACATAGTACTCCTTAGATATTATTATAGTTTATATACTATATACAAGGCCAAAGGCCTTTATATATTTTCTTTATATATCAATTATACACATAAATTTTCAGATGTCAATTATTTAAACAATTGACACCTAGGGGTGTCTATGCCTATAATAGAACCATGTCAATCAAACTAGAAGAATATACCCTACCAGAGCACATCTCGTACTCTGCTTTCACTACCTACCTCACGTGTGGGTATCAATACTACCTCGGTAGACTCCTGGGCAAAGAAGAAGCCCCATCCGTCTGGTCTGTTGGCGGTTCAGCGTTCCACCTAGCGTGTGAAAACTACGATAAGGAGAACGGATGAGCACTCAACAACTATGGGATACCGCTTGGGACCTATGCAAAGGTGACACCGACTTAACCAATGCTCGCGTTGGTGGTCGTGCAACCAAGGCTAATCCCAACAAGGAAGACGTCAATTTCTGGCAGAACCAAGGACCTAAGTGGGTTGAGGGTTACATCAACTGGCGTAACGCTAATCCCAACTGGAAGATTTGGACTGCACCAGATGGCAACAAGGCAATCGAACTTGCACTAACTCCTGTCGTCAACGATGTACAGGTCAAGATGATTATCGACCGCGTGTTCGAGGTCAATGGCGAACTTGTTATCGTCGACCTCAAGACTTCACAGAACACACCTACCAGCAGCCTACAACTTGGGTTCTACAAACTAGGTCTCGAACAACAGTTCGGTATCGAGGTCAAGTGGGGAACTTACTACATGTCTCGCGGTAACAACATCTCTGAGATGGTTGACCTATCTGAGTACACCTACGACAAGATGGAGTACCTCATAGAAACATTTGACAAAGCACGCAAGGCTGCGTTATTCTTACCCAACACAAACAGTTGCCAGTACATGTGCGGACTCACAGAGTATTGTCAATTCTCGATTAAGAAGGATAAATAAATGGCAGAAGACTGGAAGTTACAAGTATCGTATAAGACCCCTTCGGGTGACATGATTAACGTACGTGCTCAGACAGCAGACGAACTCAGCGTATTACTAGAGGGAATTGGTGACTACTCTCATCAAGTCGCTTCCGTACAACGGCTGATTGTAGGTGCTTACGGAGCGCTCCCTTTAGCGACATCGCCTTCAACTCAAGGCACAACGCCACCAGCCTCATCCGTTCCACCCCAGGCGCAGGCTCCGTCCGCTATGGCTCCAGCAACCCCCGTACAGGGTGGACCGACGTGCCAGCACGGACCTCGCAAGTACAAGTCTGGAATCTCGAGCAAGACGGGAAATCCATACGCGATGTGGGTATGTCCGATGCCACAGGGCGCGGACCAATGCAAGCCAGTCAACTAGTACCAGAAGAATTTCCATTTTAAATAACTAGGAAGGGTGTCCAATGAGAACACTAGTACGCTCAGTAGGACGTGCCTCAATTGGCGGAGAACCTCTTCCTAGTTCATTTAAGGCGTTCGAGCAGAACAAGATTATTATACGTCGTTCAGAAGTTTCTATGTTTGCGGGTGCTCCAGGAGCAGGAAAATCAACCTTAGCCTTAGCACTTGCACTTAAGACTAATGTGCCAACATTGTATATCTCAGCAGATACCAATGCGCACACTATGGCTATGCGTTTAGCATCTATGATTTCGGGGAAAAGTCAATCAGATGTTGAACAGAAACTTAATACTGATGTTGGTTGGACAAAGGCGGTCCTCCAAAAGGGAAGTCATATAATCTGGTCATTCGAATCGTCGCCTACATTAGAAGACATCGATGAGGAAGTCCAAGCGTTTGAGGAGTTGTGGGGATGTAGCCCATCTCTCATTATCTTGGACAACCTCATGGATGTAGCCACAGATGGTGGCGAAGAGTTCGCTTCTATGCGAGCAATTATGAAGGAGTTGAAGTTCCTTGCGAGAGATACTAATGCAGCGATTGTTGTACTACATCACACTTCGGAAGCAGTTCCAGGAAATCCTTGTCAGCCAAGAAGTGCAATCCAAGGAAAAGTCTCTCAGTTACCTGCACTCATATGTACACTCGGCACTGTTGGCACATCGATGGGCGTTGCATCAGTCAAGAATCGCTACGGACGAGCAGATGCGAATGGGACTTTAATGACATGGCTAGCGTTCAATCCAGAATATATGTACATCGATGATATACCAGAGAATGTTTAGGGGACATAATGAAATCTTTAGAACAAGCATATATCCAAGGCTGGCAAGATGCAGCAGATTCTATTACATCTAACTTTGAGAACGCACTACGTGCATCGATTGATTCCGTAGCAGTACCTAACTTTGGGGATGAAGATGACAACAAGGAAGAGCCACAAGGCTAGAGGTGCAACCTTTGAAACGGACATCAGAGACTGGTTTCGAGCAAATGGATACGATTCTGAGCGACTTGCTAGAACAGGTGCAAAAGATGAGGGAGACGTTGTTGTCCGCTCAGACTTCCTTGGTAGCATTGGCGTTATTGAATGTAAAGCACCAGGGGCAGGCAACGCCATTGACCTTAGTGGATGGACAAGAGAAGCCCAAGTCGAAGCGACCCATTACGCGGAGGCAAGAGGACTTGATAAGAGCAAGGTCTTACCAGCAGTCCTTATCAAAGCGCGGGGAAAATCGATAGCAGATTCATATCTAGTATTAAGGTTGGGCGATGTATTTGGTGGATGATTTACCAGACATAGTATCGGTGTTGAAGCACTACGGTGCCAACATCACGCGTGCATCTGGTCAAGTCAATGTCAAGTGTCCGTTCCATAATGATAGTCATGCAAGTGCAAGTTTTAATACAAGACAGAATATATTCAATTGCTTCGCGTGTGGTATGCAAGGCAATAGCATTCAAATAATTGCTAAGAAAGAAGGGTGTGATATACGTGAAGCAAAGTCTATCGCAGAAGGAATTACTGGGGAGAGCCACCAGCAAGTACGCGGGAAGCATCTCTCTGGCGGAAGATTACCTAGCAAGTCGGGGAATAACAAGGGAAGTAGCGCGTCTGGCGCGATTAGGCGTAGTAGAGGAGCCTGAGCCTGGACATGAACAGTACACAGGAAGGCTTAGCATTCCGTATATTACGAAGACTGGCGTGGTTGATTTGCGTTTCCGCTCTCTTAACCCTGCCGTTGAACCGAAGTATATGGGTATGGTCGGTGTTGATACTCGCATGTACAACGTACTTGATATTGAGTATGCTGGCGATTGGATTGGTGTCTGTGAAGGGGAGTTGGACACGCTTACTATGTCTAAGTTGGTTGGAGTTCCCTGCGTTGGGGTTCCTGGAGCCAACTCATGGAAGAAGCACTACACTAGACTACTCGCCGATTTTGAAAGGGTCTTCGTCTTTGCCGACGGTGATGCGCCAGGACGCGAGTTTGCAGCATCACTCTCACGGGAGTTACCTGTCACAACGGTCACCTTCGGTGATGGAGAAGATGTTAACTCGGCTTACATCAAGCACGGAGCAGGCTTCATTAAAGAAAAGATGGGATTGAACATTGATTGAGATTCCACCTTGCGGTATATGCGGAGAACGGTTCGACAATATCTTTGATGCAACCGACCATCTTATCGAAGATAATGGTGAAGAAGAATTCAATCCCGAGATAGTCTTGCCTAATGGGTACAGGTTATTAGTGGGTAGTATGTTACGCCAACTGTTTGATAGTGCTGATAACCCAGAAGAAGTTCGCACTATTACACAGTTAACCTACGGCACATTGTACGCAGCAGAAACTAATATCAGTATGATGAAGAAGTTAGTAGAAGATGCAATCATTCATGAGCACATGTCCGAGATAGATGATGAATTAAAAGAACTACTAGAGGAGGACAAGTGAATCCAGTCGTACGCGAGTTACATTTAGAAACTCACTTAAGTAATACCACTAATGAGTTATCAGAACTACTCCTTAGTAAGCATCGTGACTACGGTCCAAAGAATATATCCTTGGCTCCTGGCGGTGCTATCAACGGGCTACGTGTCCGTATGCATGACAAGTTGGCACGCATCAACAACCTAGTTGATACCAATGCTAACCCACAACATGAGTCACTTGAAGACTCGTTTAAGGATATGGCAAACTATGCAATCATCGGATTGCTAGTACTGAGAGGGCAATGGGATAACCAATGAAAATCTTTGGACCATACAAAGGCAGCAAGCAAAACGGTGGGAGACCAATCTATGTTTTTAAGCGGAAGAAAAAAGATGGGACGACCACCACTACTTCTAGTAATAAGGCTCGCGTGGATTATGAGAAAGCAACGGGTAAGAGCCTCCCGAGAGACTCGGAAGTAGACCACAAGAATAACAAGGGTCGCGCAGGCGACGACCGCATTGACAATCTTCGTGTCCTAAAGAAGAAGGACAACGTTGCACTAGAGAATAAACGACGTGCAACTAAGAAGGTTGCTAAGAAGAAAACTATTAAGAAGGCGGTTAAAAAGAAGCCATGAAAACTATAGTCTGTGTGTCCGATTTACAAATACCTTATCACGATAAGCGTGCCGTCGCTAACCTTGCTGCTTTCATCAAGGCTTACAAGCCAACCGAAGTAGTATCCGTTGGAGATGAAATGGATATGCAGACTATTTCTAAATGGTCAAAGGGTACTCCTTTAGAGTATGAACGCTCTATCGGACGGGATAGGGACGAAACAACTCGGGTGCTCGAGTCACTTAAGGTCAAGCATATCATTCGGTCGAACCACACCGACCGTTTGTATAACACAGTTATGATGCGTGCTCCTGGGTTGCTTGGGTTACCCGAGTTGGACCTACCACAGTTCCTACGCCTACCAGACATTGGTGCTACATATCATGAGAAGCCTTATGAGTTAGCACCTAATTGGTTGCTCATGCATGGTGATGAAGGTTCTATGAAGTCTATTGGTGGTCTTACAGCCCTAGGTCTAGCGATGCGTACAGGCAAGTCCGTTGTCTGCGGTCATACCCATCGCATGGGTCTATCACATCATACGCAATCGTATGGAAACTCTACACCTCAAACCGTATGGGGTATGGAAGTTGGCAACCTTATGAAGTATAAGGATGCAAAGTATATCAAGGGTGGACTATTCACATGGCAACAAGGCTTCGGTATGTTGTATGTCGATGGTCGTACCGTAGTGCCAGTAACTATTCCAATTGCCAGAGATGGCTCGTTCATTGTAGAAGGTAAGGTGTGGGGTCGATGAACTGGGAGCGTATCAAGCCGTGGGAATACATCGTATCCCATGTTGCTGATGAATATAATAAGAAGTTTACAATGGTCGACCGCGAAGATATTAAGCAGTCGCTCTATGAATGGTTTGTGTCGCACCCTAAGAAGTTAACTGAATGGGAAGGCTTCTCTAAAAAGTCCACGCAGAACCTACTCTATCGTTCACTACGCAATCAAGCATTAGACTATTGTCTATACTGGAAAGCAAAGTCATTAGGCTATGAGCCATCAGATTTATTCTACTATGAGCCAGCAGTTGTTGAGGCTATCCTGCCAGCAGTATTGCGTGGCGATGTGACAGAAGCACCAGTACTTAACTTAGGTATGCCTGGTAAGCCTTCTGCACCAGCAGAGGGTGGCAATATGATGGCTATGATGGCTGAGATTAGGGCTGCATATCTGAAACTATCTACAGAGGATAGACATATTCTCTATCACAAGTATGCAAACTCATTAAGTAATGCTGCGATTGCAGAAGAACTCGCCTTACCTAGTGATGATGCAGCGCGTATGCGCCACAATCGTGCCATTAAAAGGCTCATCACTAGGCTCGGCGGATTCCGTCCGTTCTTAGATAAGGATGAGTCGAACGATGTTCGGGAAGACGATAGTCACGATGAAGACAGCGATAAGGATAAAGAAGATACCACTGAGTAACTCGTTATCCATAAATCTCCCATCGTTCGTGTTCTTCGAACTCGGCAATCTCTCTAGCCCTAGCAAGACGTATATGTTCCAGTAAAGCACCAGTTGCAATTAGATATCCCCTCGATGGATTTGGGGGGATATTGCATGTAATAGGTTTACCTATCTCCCATACTGCTTCTTTGAGTCGGTGTATCGGTACGATGAGCACTGAATCTTCTAGCACGAATGCCCAATGAGTTGCCTTGCTAACTCGTAGACCAGACTGCTCCCAACTCTCGCTACCTACATACCAACACTCTGTCTCGATATATAGATTGCCTGTATCTTTCCAACGTCTATCTGTTTTGACTTCTACTGTGTCAATGTGTAGCAAGTCTGCTATCTTACTCTCTCCTGTTAGACCAGCCCTAAAGTCTAGGTCCCAATTACTATCTTTCATTTATCCTCCAGGTATTTTTTGAACGCCTTGTCCCAGTCATAAGTATCAAAGTATTCTTCGATACCTTCGATAATTTGTTCTTGTAGTTTCTGCATTTCCTCATCAGTCATTTACCCTCCTGTAGAATAGAATCCAGTACCATTGAACTTAACTGGTGGTGCGGAATACACCCTAATCATAGGGTCATTACATGTATCGCAGTAAGGTATGATTTCATCATCTGTCATACCTCTAGTGATAACGACAAACTCCGAATCGTTCTCACACTTGTATTCATAACTAGCCACTAGTACCAACCTTTCCGTTCATGAAACTTCCATGCCATGCAAGGCGTACCATATCTGTGCATGATATAGGCGAAGCCTCTGTCAATCTGTAATGGTGCAGGAGTTTTAGGGTCTAGCCCTAGTATCTGCGGTATACCGCCAGCGTTCTTACCCATTACTTTTATCTTGTTGTATGCCTCTGACCGCCAGTTGGATTCCTGCGTCCAGAGTTTATCTAAGCACTCGTACTGATTACCAGCCCACGCTAGAACTACATCTTGAGCATAAGCCTTGCTATCTTCTACTGCCCATTCCCTTTGGGGTATCTCCTCTACCGAAGGCTCATTCCTATTCCCAATAAGATAAACGATAAGCCCAAAGATAAACAGTACTGCAAGTTTCTTGGTCATTCTGGTACCTCAATCCAAGGTTTAAGCGCTCTATAACTTATGAGTGCTCGTCCCTCATCAGATAGTTTATTGAACCTCTTGCCCGTCATAATGACACGCTCACCTGCAAGCATACCACCCCAGATACCAAATGCCAAGTTTTCTGGCTTCATGCCTTCGTCTAGACATTCATCCTGCTTAGGGCAGGAGTAACATAGGGCGATAGCCCTGTTGGCTTCCTTGACCAATGGTATCATTCGTTTTGGTCCTGGTTGCCCACGACCTACCTCTGGGTACCATGCATCAGGGTTGGCATCTCCCGTGCATTTACCATGTAGTGTGCTAATCATCTCCCCACATCCTATCTGGTTCCCCGTCGTAGTCTACTAGGTCGTCAAGTGTATCCTCGTCAAGTTCCTCGTACTCATCATCTAACTCGAATACATCATCATTTAATGGTGG